TTATATAGCTTTTTTTAGTTGCTTCTTTTGCTGGCATTCTTCCTCCCACTTCATTACATCAGTAGCGAGGTATCTTTTCATTGTTCCGCCCTCAGAACTTAATGCTGGGGCTGGGAATGGAATCCCCCAAGGTGTGTTAATTTCCCACCGATTAAGTGTGCGTTTAGTAATATGAAACATCTCACACACATTGTTAGATGTCAGATATTTATCCACATTAGCCCTCCTTACTTTCCGCTTTAACTTCTAACTGGATGCCTTCATATGTGCCATCACCCCCACAATTCAGACAGTGTGTATATATGCCTAAACCATCCCCATCAGGACTAAAGTTTTCAGGTAATGAAACATCTATAAATTCAGTACCGCCAATTGGCTTCGTATGAATATGAGGGGCAAGGCCGTAATAGGGGAAAATGCATTCACCGTTCCCGTCATCACAAAAATTACATGTTTTAACTTTTAATCCACTCATCCTTTAGTTCCTCAACTCATTGCGTTCTTTCTTCAACTGACGCAAAAGGTTGTGAAGAGTAACGGTTACAGCTTTATCTAGACTTTTGGTTGAATGAAACTCTGCTAGTTGAGACAGTGCTAAACCAAAAATGTGATATGCAAAAACTTTTGCAGCTTCCGGATTGTTTTTGAGAAGCTCATCGGTACTTGGACAAATGATTTTTTCAAAAAAATGAACAGCTACCTGATCGGGAGTGCCTTCAATTCTGCTAGGGTTCAAATTAACTTCTCCAATAACTTTGCTCATCCTTCAGCTCCCGATTCGCTAACACCCAACTTAATGCAACCTTCCTCAGGTAAATCAGCATACCAACAGTAGTATCCTTCACCGTCATAACCATCTTGGAGCCATTTGATGGTCATTTCAGTTTCCATCTGGAATTGATCTTTTTCCCCATCTGGCGCACCAAAATCAAAGGCTTCTTTTAGTTCAGCGCAAGTTAGAGTGACACTAGGGGTGGGAGTATCTGGCACCGTCTCGGCTTTGGCTTTATTCCATAACTGCCAAGCATCATTAGTTACAATATTGAAATAGACATTCATTGTTTCACTGAATGCTAGGATGTCATTTTTACGAATAGCACTTTCACGTTTAAAAATTTCTGTAGTTTTGAATTGTGATTCAAAAGGGATACGTTCATTACCTGTCATTTAAGCCACCATCTCTGCATATTCTTCTTTAGTCCACTCAACAAACTCTCTATAAAGCTGCTGGGCAGGTTTATTTAAACGGTTGTGATAGTCGATCGTTATGCGGCGCCAAGCGACTGGTACCGCATAATGTTTTGTTAGAAACATTGCTTGATCCATGCCTTGCCGGACTATTACGTAGCCCAGCAATTGCAAGTAGTACATAAAACCAAGCATGTGTTTTTGGCTCACTTTCTTGTACTGATCTTTCATATTAGAAACCGTCCACTAATAGATAATCAGGATCAGCTTCAGGTTGGGTAGGTGTAGGATTCTCTAATTCATAGCGGCGTTTTCTTATATAGCCCATGAGCTTCGGTTGAATCTGCGGATCTCGTGCAGCCACGTCTATTTCCAAAGCATCTAGCGTTGTAAGGTCTGGTGCAGTTTGGATTTGAACCATTAAAGAGGGTGGCTCATTCGCAGATGCCTTATCTTTTTCTAGCTCTTCAAGTCGCTTGTGAGTGGCGAGAAGGATAGGCTTCATTTGTTCGTCATCCCATGTGCGGGTATAACGATAAACCGCATTTACTTCTGCAGGTGTTTTTGACTCTTTCACACGCTGTAGAAGAGTATCTAGGGTTTGCTGATATTCTGGATCTACTTTAGGCTCGTTAGTTTCTGGAACTAATAGATCCTCGGATGTGGTGACATTTGTTTGTTCGGTAATAACAATTGTTGGTTGAATTTCTGCAGAAATAACTTCAATAGGCTTTTCTGCTTTTGATTTTTTGCCTCTCTGTTTTTTAGGTTCCTCACCAAGACGAATAACACTTAAATCATTGTTGATTTCAATACCGAGTGCTTTTGAAAATGCTTTTAATTGAAGCTTGGCGTTTTCTGCATCACGCTGAACAAAGCCACTATTAATAGAATCAATAAGTGCGTTAGTTTTAAAATCTAAAACATAAACCGTAGGTGAATATGTACTGATTACATAAACTTCCTGACCTTCTTCATACTCATCAATAGTTAATGGCTTTGTGAATGTAATTCCAGCCAGCTCAATAGTTTCGATTTTGATGCAGAATTCAAAACCCGGTTTACCAAAAACAGAAGCGGGGAATTGATCTAAGTCAGAAAAGTCCAACATGTCTCCAATAGGACGGCATAGAACAGTTTTACCTTTTTGAAGAGCTGCAAATGCTTCAGCTGCAGTTAATAAATTAGACATGAAAAGCTCTCCTTTTAGTGATGTAACGACTGTTGTTGTTGAACTTGCTGTGGATTGTTTTTAGGGGCCCAACCCATCTGATCGGCACGTGCTTGGCATGCTCTATTGATACCCGCCTCATAAGTAGTGCCTTTAAACTTCTTAATTGCAGCATTTAAGATATTAGTGTCAGGTGCATCTTTGATTGCTTTCAATGCATCTTGATATAGTTGATCCTGAGTACGGGGCGGTTTCTGGTTACCACCCTGAGCGGTTGACTGGTTATTCTGATTTGTATTTTGACCTGCTGGGGTAGAGGCATTTTGCTCTAGATAGGCATAGTCATAGTTGTATAGATATTTACTTCCATCAAAATTTCCGAGGTAAACATCAGCGGCCACGCCAATAGCTTTAAACGCTACACCTAGAGCATCAGTAACGGCCTTTTTATAACCTTCATCAATCGCTACTAATTTTCCTTTTTGAACTTCAACAATTGCTGAACCGCCGTTGCCGAAAAATTCCTCACCCCAAACACCATCAATCTTGGTTTTTACTGCTACTTCAGCAAAAGCCATAATGGTTCCATCTGGCGCAGTTTCAGACCATAAACGTACATGTCTATAAGTCCAGCCATGACCAACAGGACCAAAGGCCTGAGTCATAGCCATTAATCGCCATTGAGGGTTGATATCTGATTTACCTTTTAAATAACCAAACTCAATCTTTTTAAGAAAATTGGTAGGCGTCTGCTTAACTGCATTCCAGATATGTAAGTTGTCTTTTGAGTTTTCAGTTGTCATTTTTCTTATCCTCATCTAGAACCGGTGAAGCCGCGTTTTTGCTTATACGCTTTGCGGTCATAAGTAGGGATGTTTGTTTCACGCAGTTTTATAGCGAGCTGCTTTCTGCGTTGAAAATCGATTTCTTGTGTGAGTTCATTCCAAACTTTTGGATAGTCAGTTTGGAACTTGGCCACATTTAAAGGCGTCTTAACTCCGTCTTTAACTTTGTAAAGAACTGAGCCATTAGCATTAGATGCGTACACTTGCCAGCCAATGCGAACTGAATACAGCCCTTTATCATCACGGCCTAAAAATGAGATGTAGCCGTCAGGGTGTTTTTTGAAATTAGTCATCTTTAAGCCTCCACCAACTTGTTACGTTCGATGAAGCCTTTTAGAAGATCATTGATATTTCGGATGTCTTCAAATTCGGTGAAATCGTTATATGACTTACCATTAACATCAGTAATTTCATTTACCGTGAGTTGAGTAATTTCAACAGCAGTGAATTCAGAACCCGGAACGCCGTAACTGTCTGGATGAGCTTCAAAATCAAAGCTAACGTTTAAACGGAAACTATCTAATTTGATTACGGCAACGCCAGAATGTTTACCTGTGATTTTGGCAGTTAAGACACTGTAAGTACTTGGTTGAGTCTTAGGGGTAAATAGAGAAGGGGCTTCTTTTGCTTGGAAAGCTGGTTGCAATTGGCAAGCAACTAAAGAACCACCAGAGATTGCAAGAGCAGCCATGCTGACAAATGCAAATGAGTTGAATGAGTTAACTTTTACGTTCATAATTGATCTCGCAGTTTGCAAAAGCACATCGGACCTGGGGAGGGGCGGTGTGCTTTTTTGTTGTCTACGAGACAAATACTACTTTAAGTAGAAATTAAGTCAATACATAGTAGGAATTATTTCCTACTTAAAGTTGTATATTATTAGTTTTAAATAATAAAAAACCCACAAAAAGTGGGTTTAAAGTAAAAAATTAATAATTGGTTTCAAAGAAAATAAGCTGAAATTCAATAAATATCTCGGTACAAGCCAACCACTTTTCCAACAAGGCGGCAATCTTCGGAAAGTTTAATAATTTTATCAGGCCAGTCTGGGTTCAATGGTTCCAAGAATTTACTTGTTCCTTCGCCCTCAATGATAAGCCTTTTAAAAGTCGCCTCTGAATCGCCAGCGCAAGCTACAATTACAAGATCATCTGTTTTAAGATCAAATGTTTGAATGTCTGGATTCACATATATTCTATCACCCGGTAGAAAGGTTGGAGCCATAGAATATCCTACTACTTTTAAAGCATATCCATTTTTCCCGCATCTTTTATTTGGCGGTAAATATTCTTCAATTTCCGTATCTTTCAAAACTGTCTCAATCGGTGTAAATGAACCAGCCGCAACCCAAGAGATTACTGGAACCCTGCGTCCTTCGAAACCAACTTTATCTGATAAATCAATATTATTGTCTAACTTAGTGCCATGGTCTAAGTAACTAATTTCCACTCCAAAAATATCAGCCAATGTTTGTAGCTTTTCAATTCTTGGTTTAGCAGAACCGAGTGTATATCTACGAGCCATCTCATAAGAAACACCAATAGCATTTTTTAACTCATTGATAGTTTTAATTGGAGAGTCTTTTGCCTTCATCAATGCGTTGAGTCGGTCCGCAAAGTCTTTGTATTTAGCGTCTTCCATCAAAATAGGCTTCTTTTCTACTGTGGGTAGAATTTTACTATCAATTTTTAGTTGCACCAATTCTATTTTTGGTAGTATATTTCTTTCTACTTTAAGTAGGTTTTTTGGTGTCATTTATGACTACTCCACATGAAGCATTTAATAACGCTGTGACTTTTGCAGGGAGCATCTCAGCTTTAGCTCGAAAAATAGGGGTTACACCTTGGGCTGCTAGCAAATGGAATCCTGAGAAAATTCCAGAAGATCGCTGTTTGAAAATTGAGGAAATTACTCAGGGTCAAGTTAAGGCAGAACAATTACGACCAGATATTAACTGGGAATATGTTCGCAAGAACCTTAAGAAGCAAAACCAATCCGTGAGCTAATTCTCACAAATTAGCAAACGTGCGTATACGTGAAATTTAAAGAGGGATTCACATATGAGTGAAATCAACTTAAGCCCAGAGGCTAAAACAGCAATTTACAAGATGATTCACCAGTCACAAGGAGTTACGCCGCAAGAAATTGCAAACGTACTTGGTGACTCTTACAAGAGCGTACTTAATTACGCAAACCCAAATATGGAAAGCCATTTACCAAGTATTAAGAAGCTTGAGGCAATGATTCAGTTTACACGCAACCCAGCTTTAGTTAAGGCATGGGCACACATGCTTGGTTATGTTCTAGTGCCAGCTAATCAAGTGGATGAGAAAGGCCATGAAGTCAGCATTGTTGAAACCTTGCTACATATAAATATTAACAATGGCCAAACCAATCAACAGGTCCACAAAGTTTTAGAGGATGGAGTTGTTACACCTGCGGAATTAGCAGATACAGAAGAAATCTTAGAAGAAATGGAAAACCACATTCGCCAACTTCGAGAGGCGCTTAAGTCGGAAGCTGCAACTTATATTTCTAAGGTAAAGAAAGAAAAAGCCTGATCTGGTCCATCAGGCTTAGTTAATTCAATTACTGGCTAGAGGAATCGAATATGCAAACTAATCTATCAAATCAAGAGCAAATAATCCAGAGCTGGTTTGAACCGGCTCTCCACACACTTAAAGCATTAATCAAAAAGTGTGAAGAGAACCTAGAGCAAGTTAAAGCTGACACTAAAAATGCGGCTGTTAAGCGCGATGACTTCAAGGACGTTTTAGTTCGTCAGCATCGTATTACATATAACCATGCTGAGGAAATTATCAAAAGCCTTGGTCGTGCTGGGCGTATTCGTTTCTTGGGTAGTACTTACATTCAGTTAAATGTTCAGGAGACCAAATGAATGAGTTGGCTCTTTTCGCAGGCGCTGGTGGCGGAGTACTCGCATCTTATCTCTTGGGATGGCGAACAGTGTGCGCAGTTGAACGTGATGCCTACGCCGCACAAGTTTTGGCGCAACGACAGAATGATGGAATTCTCGAAGCTTTCCCAATTTGGTCTGACATTACAACTTTTGACGGAAAACCATGGCAAGGAATTGTTGACGTTATATCTGGCGGCTTTCCGTGCCAAGACATCTCATCCGCGGGGAAAGGTGCTGGAATCGAAGGTGAACGTTCTGGGCTTTGGTCAGAAATGGCACGAATTATTGGTGAAGTACGACCTAGATACGTGTTCGTGGAAAACTCACCAATGCTTGTTTCCAGAGGACTTACACGAGTCATCAGTGACCTTGCCCAAATGGGGTATGACGCGCAATGGGCACGTTTTTCAGCATCTAACTTTGGAGCGCCCCATATCCGTGACCGAATCTGGATTGTGGGCCACGCCACAAGCAAGGGATTTTCGAAGTGGTCAACCCCAACGATGGGACAATCCGGATCGATCGAGAAACCTAAACGATCAAGTTGCGAAATTCCCAACTCCCAAAGCATCGGATGGGAACAAGCGTGGGAAGGTGAGCAATCATCCAAGGAACGGCTTAGCCGGTGTTGTGGAGAATCTTCCAACTCCGACTGCTTCAATGAGCAAAGGCTCATCACCAGCGACTCTGACCAGGAAAGATGGCAAGAGCAGGATAAACGATCGGCTCGATCATCATGTAATGAACTCACATGGTGGGAAGTTGAACCCGAATTGGGTCGAGTGGCTGATGGGGTGGCCAATCGGGTGGACCGACTTAAAGCCATTGGAAATGGACAAGTTTCAATCGTGGCTAAATGCGCATTCGAATATTTAGGTGGTGCAAAATGAATTATTACCAACACCATATTGGTGACTTTAACAATGCGACTCGCCACCTCAGTTTAATTGAGCGTGCGATTTACCGCGACTTATTAGACATGTATTACGACACAGAGAAGGCGATTGATGCATCAAGCATTGATCGTCTAGCACGTCGTTTGCAATGTACTACCGAAGAGCAAAAAGAAGCTCTCAAATATGTACTTGATGAGTTTTTCATTCTTGAAGAAGGTGTTTATCGCAATAATCGTTGTGAACGAGAAATTGCTGAATATCACGGGAAAAAGAAACAAGCGAGTGAGGCTGGTAAAGCGTCTGCTGCAAAACGTGCAGCGAAAAAGAAAGGCTCGTCCAACAGTGATTCATCAAAAGATGATCAAGCGTCTAACGAAAATTCAACGGTCGTTGAAAATCCGTTAAACGAAGAACAAACGGATGTGCAACCAACCAATAACCATAAACCATTAACCATAAACCAAGAACCAATTATTGATAGTAGTAGTAATGCGCGTGAAGAAAATTCGCAATTTACACCAATCCAATTTGCTCAGTATCAGATCGATGATCACAAGCGTTACTCAATGCGTGAATTCATTTCTGAATACAGCGAGTTTCAATACGATTTCATCTCACTTGCTCAACAAAGATTTGTTTCTGTACCTGAAATCGACTTGAGAACCATGATTCAAAATTTCGGTGACTGGTACTTTGCAAACGAATCAAGCTCGTTGAATACACCAAGCATCTGGTTGGTTAAGTGGTTCTCTTGGGTTCAAAACAACGAGAAACAAGTTGCTGCTAACCGCAAGAAGCAAGAGCAAATCACTTCAACCGGTCAAAAACCACAAGAGTCGGGTTACTTCGCTAATCTTTTTGAAGAACAGAGCGAATCTCAAATCGTGGATGTAACCCCAGCAAAAAAGTTTCCAATGATTGAGGAGGTAGGTCATGCATGAGATTACCTTGAACGAAGTGCGTCAATTAATCGCATCTCTTCGCACTGTTTACGCTGCTCAGTTCAATAAGCAATTCCCAACAAGTGGAGAGAGTGCAATACCGCTGTCAGTAGTAGAGCAGATCGCACTTAAAACCCTGGTTGGCGTTCAACAAAACCAATTTAACAACGCACTTGCTCGATTACTTACAGCAGGTGGACGCTTTATGCCGTCATTTGCCGAGTTTCGCACCTGGTGCATCGGTGAAAGTTGGATGTCTCCCGAAGAAGCTTGGTCACGTGCATGTAAGTTTACGACTGACCGTACCGTGGTTATTACACAAATTACAAAGTATGCATTAGATGAGGTTATGTATTTGATCGAAGCAGGTCAAATGAGAGCTGCTCAAGATAATTTCTTTGGTACATACAATGTCATGGTGGCTAAAGCGCAATTAAAAGGCCGTCAGCAAGAGTTTTACACCCCACCGCTACAACTAGAGCATAAAGAACCTGAACACACTCCAGTAAGCAATGATGAAGCACAAAAGCATCTCAAATCTTTAATGGAGCGGTTAAAGATTAATGGCCGTAAACCTGCACCAGTACAAAAGCTTAAGGCAAAAGAAAAAGAGCCTGAGCTTGCAAAGGAATTAGGTCCAGATCCTTTCGATAATCCGCACGAATACGCAGAGATGTGTCGCCGAGAAGGTATGCCGATACCTAGAAATATTCTTCAGCTAATTGAAGGGGCGAATGTATGAGCCATTTCCAAGATAAGCATGTGATTCATGTTGATGAACAAAATCAAGTTATCAAGTTCACACGTAGAAATGAGATTGTGGAGTGTGATCACGGGCGTATTCAAATATCAAAGGAAGATAATGAGATCCTTTGTATGGACTGCAAAACAAAACTTAATCCAGTTTTATGGATTGCCAAATATTTAGACCAATTGAATCAAGTCACCCAACGTAATAACAGAATGCTGGCAGAGGTCCGTGAAATACAGGCAAAGCTTGAAAAGAAAAATAAGTTTATGTGCAAACACTGCCATGAAGTAAACACTATTGATTTTAAGAAGCTTCCTTCACAAGCAGCTGTAGTGCGCGGTATGGCCGTAATTGATCAAGAGTTTGACGGTATGAAAGTGGAGCATAGCCGATGAAGTTAACTAAACAGCAACGTGCTGAGCTAAAACAAAAGTTTGGTGGACATTGCGCTTACTGTGGTGAGTTGCTTGGCGATAAGTGGCATGCAGACCATATCGAAGCAGTGAAGCGAGATTTAATTCATGTGGGTGGTGGAAAGTTAATTACGGGTGAAATGACTAGACCGCAAAACGACACTTTAGAAAACATGAACCCTGCATGTGTTCCTTGCAATACAAACAAATCGTCTATGCCGCTGGAAGGGTGGCGAAAGATGCTTACACATTACCGTGATGTGCAGTTATTGCGAGATAGCACCCATGCCCGCCATTTACTTCGTTTCGGTTTGATTGAAATTAAGACAAAACCTGTGACGTTCTTCTTTGAGAATTATAAAGGAGCCAGTCATGAGTGAGTTTGAGGGTAAATCTGGAAAGTGGGCTTGGGAGATTCAAAAAGAACAACAAGCGAATTTAGTTGAGCTAAGAAGTTCAATTGAAAACCTAGTTCAAAAGTATAAACACGATGCTCATGCTTCAAGCCTTTTTGGCGATCAAGATAAAGCACGAGTTTATAACTGCTTTGCTAATCAGTTGAAAAATTTGCTGAAAGGTGGTGCTTGATGTCATCAGTCAGCATTGCTGAATACCGCAAGTTATTTCCGATAAAGAAAAATAAAAAGCGGCGTTCAGCAAAGCAAGTTGCCAGACAACCAAGTGTGGGTGAAATGGTTCTGGCAACGCATTTAAGAGCATGCAAGATCGGTTTTGAACAGGAATATAAGTTCCATCCAAAACGCAAATGGAGAGCTGATTTTCTGATTACTGGTACAAAAATTTTGATTGAGGTTGAAGGCGGGATCTGGAGTGGAGGCCGTCATACAAGGGGCAAAGGCTATATAGGGGATATGGAGAAATACAACTCCGCAGCAATGATGGGTTTTACAGTTTTACGGTTCAGCACAGAGCAAGTTAAGTCTGGCATGGCAATACAGCAAATTGAAATATTAATGAAGGGTAAATAGGAAGGCGATTATGTTAGTTGAAAAGTTTGATTTTATTGAGTTACTTCGCCTTGCTATTGCTCAAAGCGAAGGTAAAGGGAAAATTACTAAGCATGTTGTTTTGGGAGAAATTGCCTTATTGCCTGCAGGCGCAAAAAAATGGGCAGAATTACTGCTTGAACGTGTTGATTTTGAGCGCATAGCAGAAATCACAGAAACAAAGAAAATTTATGAGACCAGGATAATTAATGGTAAGGAATCAAAAAAGCGTATTGGTGAAATACCGGGCAAAGTTGAAATAAAAAAAGGGGAAATTAACTCAGCTGATTTTTTCCGCATTAGAAACGTACTGGCTGGTAAGATCCATCGTGAAATGATCAAAAAGAACTTTAAGCCAAATAATTGTCAGGGTGATTTATCAAATGTGGCCAAAGGTATTGCTGAGGTTGTTTTGCGTGGGCGATTATTTACAAAGGCAATGTGTGGCCATTGCCAGGGATTAGGCAAATTGGAGTTATTTAATGAAAAGGGATATCCAAGCGGATCTAAGTTTTGTGATAAATGCAGTGGTACGGGGAAACGCCCATATACATTGCATGAAAAAATTACGATCGCAAAATTAAAAGTGTCTAAGTCTGGTTATTCTGAGCGATATGAACCATATGAATTAATTGCTGAAGCATGTATCGAAAATTGGGAAAACACCATTAGAACTAGCCTGGCTAGATCGTTTCATTTTGAACCAGAAGAAATATCATTAGCTTGACTTAAACAGAACGGTTGAGTATAAGTATTTCTAAAATGGGCGAAATGTAAAGTAATCGCCAGAAAGATTTTAAAAGCTCGCCAAATGGTGAGCTTTTTTGTATTGAATGAATTATGAAATTTTATGCTTAGGCCTTATAATTTTCTAAATAAAATTAAACAGGAATAAGAAATGGGTAATCTGCCTAAATTCTATCAAGTTGGTACATGTCATTATAATCTTGATCAAATTGTCAAAATAGAATCAAGTATAGACCTTAGCTCCGTATTAGTTAATTTCTCGGATGGTTCTGAAGTAGAGTTTCCGTTCGATAGTGAAGATGAATACAATCAATTTATCCATTTAATAAGAAGTATAAATTTTTCTTCAGATTTAAATTTTTAATTTGCCGAGCGTATTACGGCGCATGAAGCCCTGCCAAATACTAGTTATTGGCGGGGCTTTTTCTTTTTGGAGTATGTATGACTGAATTTCAAAAAATTACGCATGAGATTAGACAGCTCCAAATAGAGCTAAATCACACAGGCAGTTGCACAACCAAAGGCCTAACAGAAGAAGAGATCGCTCACTTAGATGAGCGATTTTTTTTAGCCATAGCAAAGCAAAATAAATTAATTGCACGACTCAACAATAAACCAGAAGGCTTCTTATAAGAGGCTATTGGTATGGACGGTAAAGATTATTTTTGGCTTACAAGAAAAAAAGAACCTAAAACTAAGCCTAAAAGTAGACCATTGCCTAAGGCTAAAGAAAAATATCTGGAAGCTGAAGAAACGTTATTTCAAGAATTAGAAGAGCATCGAATTGGTTATCGAAGAAAATTCCAATTTGAATCAACCAAAAATTGGCGTTTCGATTTTTATATTGTGAAGTTGAATCTTCTTATCGAAATTGCTGGAAGTCCTTGGGCAGTAGGTCGCGGTGGCTCAAAGATAGCAAACGCATTATGTAAATATGATCTTGCTCTAGATCGAGGTTATGTATTTGAGCGTCTTGAGCCTCACCAAATTGAATCAGGTTATGCAATCAACTGGATTAAAAGCGAATTAGCGAGAATTGAAGATGGAACAAATAAGACCATTTCCTCCAACTGATTTTATGGATCAGGCAGAAGAAGAGGAAGCACTCCGTTTAATACCTGCCCCTGATTTAAAAAACTGGGTAGTTGCTAATTTTCTTACGCTGGGTGGACCTTTACATAATCCAGACCATGACCATATTGCTGAGATGCTTCATGATAGTGAAGGGTTCTTGGCTTTCGCATGGGCTTCT